ACATTATAAAGACCAGAATAGTCTACTTTTACTTTGTATCCATCTACTAAACTTGTGCCTAAAGAATAGTCTGTAGCATTAAGTGTAATGTTTGCTGTAGCTGTTGTAGTGGCTATACTTTGGTCAGTCGTATCTTGAAATGCACCGTATGGAAAGTATGTACTAGCTGACGTTTGTGTTTTAGGTTCTAGTCCAATATAAGAGTTATAACCTATACGTTCATCATAGATAGTTGTAGATGAAGCACCACCTGCAACTAATGTAATATCACCTGTATTGTTAGACTTACCTTCTACAAGGTTGTTCACAATTTCAGCTACACTTCTAGCATCACCACCTGTCCAAGGCAGTTTACGGTACATATCACGAGCCATTATCTCGTTCCTTGTTCAGAGTAATCTATATCCATACCAATTGCAGATGACCAATTAGCTCCTGTAGGTGTTAAAGCTATTCTATGATAACGACCTGCACTTCTTACAGAACATCTATCTTCTTGACTTGCTGTAACTGTAGAGCCATAAGTAATAGTGTCATCTAACATACGCCTAGAAGCCACAGAAACGCTTGCAGAGCCATTATCTACAGAAGGTCTAATAAGAGTAACGACTGAGTTATAACCGTATTCTAGGTCATTAGTAATGATACTTCCTGTAGCGTTAGTTCCTGTAAATGTAATAATTCTAGTGCCACGAACACCACCAAATAAAAACTTACCACCTTTATATAGTCTATCGTCTAGTGTAGTTACAAGAGAGTCTACAGTTTTGAGTGCTGCTGCGGATGCTGCCATATCTATGGCTACACCTGTACCTGAACCTGCACCTGTAGCTGTAAATAATACACCTACTGTATTAGCAACTGCACCTATAAGAGTAAAGTCTGTTGAACCTACTGTTCTAATAGTATATTGTTTTGTGGCTACAAATGCACCTGCTGTTACATTGTAAGCAGAGTCAAGACCATCTAATGTTGTACCTGAAGTAGCTAGTGTAGATAAATAGTCTACATCTGTATCTGCTTCACACCACTTTTGTGTTTCAAAGTTATAGATAAGTAGTGAACGACCACCGGATACGTTAGCATAATTCCAAATAACTAAATTACGTTCAGGGTCTACTGCTGCTGATATAGAGTCAATGTCCCCAATGTTAGCGTTGTTAAAAAAGTATCTATCTACTTTTTCTGAACCAATACCATTTAGTGTTTGACCATTGGTAGCATAGAAACCATCATCTGATAAGAAGTAAGCTGTGCCAGAGTATTGTGCAATAGAGTTACCTTCTATACATCCTACGTTACGAGAAATCGTGTCAAATTGGAATATAAGCGGTGAGCCTATATATGACATTCTGACAATGGCTTTTTCTAGGAATACTATACCAAACTCACCACCAACGATACCGGTGATATCACCACCGTCAGGGAGTAACTGAAAGTCACTTTGAGAAGTTGCTGTGGTAGTCCAAGTGCTTGCATCATTGATACCTGACCATTGCACTTTATTAGGAGTAGTTCCTGCACCAATATTAGCTGCGACTACGAAGTCACGAACTGCTGTAATGTATTTAGCAATAGGTGCATCTGAGCTTGCATCTGCAAAAGCTGTAGAACTGTTTACGTCATACGCTTGTATCTTTTCAGAGCCATTAGAGGCAAGCGCAAGGTTACCAAACTGTAAGAATTGCCATCTATTAATACCTGTATATCCACCTGATTTAGACTCGTCTACTAGAGATAAGTCAGTATTGTCTACTTTAAATAATTTAGTAGCACCACCAGCAAAGATAAATACGTCATTGTCTAGTTTAGCAGCAAAACAGTTATTAAGTGCTTCTGTAGCTACACCTGAATAAGTTACTGCTGACTTAAACGGACCATATCCTACTGCTAAAGGAATGACATTGTTAGCTTCTGATACAGAGTCTAAAATGCTAGGTTGGTCAGGTAACCATTCTTTGAATGCTATGCGTTGTGTAGGCATATTAAGCCTTCATAATAAACGCAAGTGCGAAATAAGGAACGAGGTTAGCATTAGTACCGCTTGAGCCTTCAGAGTTGATAGAAATACCAGTACCTACGGCAGATGTATTATAAGTAAAATTATCATCTATAGACCATAAAGATGAATTACTGCCTCTATCACTATCATTGAGAAGGCGAAGAGTATTATATGAATGTAGATGACCAGGGTCTGTAATAGTATGAGTATGACTTACTACAATAGCGTCTTTACTACCACCAGTTTGTGTAGAAGTACCTGTAACTGTTGTTTTAGCTGTACCAGAATCATCAGAAAATGCACCAATAACAAACCTATTACGCAAGTCTGGAGTGCCGCTAGAACCATTACATAATAACCATCCACTAGGGATAGTTGCAATTGTCCCTGACCACATAATAATACCTCCACTAGGAAAACCACTTCCCCATGTAGGTGTGCCTGTGCCTGCTGATAATAATACTTGACCACTTGCCCCTGCAGTTCCGTCTAGTCTAAATGCACCTGTAACATCTAGTGTGCCTGAAGATACTAATGTGGCTGCTACTGTAAATGGGTCACCACTAGAACCATCTTGTTGGTTTTTTAGTAATGACATTAAGCTACGAATAGCATTGTTTACGTTAGCTGGTGAACAACCTTCAGCAATATTGATATTGGTTATATCGGTATTATCTGCTGACGTTGCACTAAATTCTGAAATTTTGGTTTTTGCCATCTTTTATCCTTGTCTTAACCATATATCGTTACTTGGAGTAGTGTCAGTCCAAGTTTCTGTTCCTGCTGTAATTTCTGACCATGTATCTGTAGAAGGTGATATTGCAGACCATGTTTCTGTTCCTGCTGTTGTATCTGTCCATATTTCTGTGCCTGGAACTACAGGTATCCATCCTTCACCTTGTCTTGTACCTTTAGCAGTTACACTTCCTATACCTTCTACATAAGCAAAGCCTGCCCATGTTGCGTTAGGACTTGCTGTAACTATAGCAAAGGCATCTATATCTGCTACGCCTGATACTTGCAGACCACCTAGTGCTGTGACTGTAGCATTTCCTGTAATAGAACCACTATCTAGTCTAATTCTGTTGTAAGTAATTGCAACTGTAGCATTGGCTGTAATAGAAGCATTGCCACCTGCTATAAGAATACCATTGGCTGTTACTGTACCTGTTGCTGTGATGCTTGCTGAAGCTAGTGCAAGAGAACCGCCAGTAGCAGATACGATAGCCTCTGCAAATATTGCACCACTACCAAATTGTGTTTTTGTAGCTACAGCAGATAAGTCTGCAAATCCGTTTATAGATGCACTACCGAATACTAATGCACCACTTGTTGTAACTGTTATTGTTGCAGTAGCAGTAATGCTTGCGTTAGATGTTCTAAAGCGTGTTCCTGATGCAGATACGGTTGCGTCTGCTGTAATCTGTGCTGCAGCCTCTAATGTTCTACCTGATAACGAGCTAAAAGGAGCTTGGGAAAATGAACTTATGCCAAACATTTATTGCTCCTTATTCGTCCGCAGGTTCTGGTGTATTGCCTTCGCTTACCCATTTAAGGTAGGCTTGGTAGTTAGGATTGTTTTCGTCTGCTGGAAACGAAGTAAAATCATTATTACCTTTATCTTGAATAATATGAGTTTTGAATACATTTGCATTATCTTTTATTTTAATTTCTTTATACATTTTATAACTCCGAATTTAACCCAATATAAGCGCCGCCAGAACCAGAATTATTTGCTACTGTTAGCACTAAAGCTCCAGATGAACCAGCACTGGAAGTAGATACTAAAGTAAGTGCGTTTACATAAGGAGATGATAAATCTATTGAACAAGATGTAACTGGATATAGATTTGCAGAGCCTAAAAAAGGAACAACTGCCAAATTTGCAAAATCTATAGATGTTGGAGAAGCTCGTAATGGAACTTGCCCTTTAATAAGAATTGTATAATTAGTATTCGTGTTTTTAACTTGCGTTGAAGTTCCGAATGGAGAATATGCAGCACCAGAAGTTTCTTTATAATAATACCGTTGGCAGTTTGCCAATTCCTGATTATAAAGTCTGCGTTCAAATGGTGTTGCTGATGAGCCTATTTCTAGTTGCACGCCAGTAAGATACCAAGTTGTTGATACAGCTCCAGTTCCTAATCTAGCCAAATATAAACTTAATCCATTTTTAGAGCCTGCTGGTAAACTAGTAAATGTAGTTGTATATTGCGTCCAAGATGAAGAAGGATTAGAAGAAATGGTTACATTAGAACCAATTTGCGTAAGAGAGCTAAAAGTATCAGCAGTATTAGGATAATATAAAGCTAAAATTAAACCATCTGTTCCACTTGTATTTTTAACCCAAAAACTTACTGTAATTGTTTGTCCTGATAAGTCTTGACAGTTTAAACTTTCAATTCTTTGGTTCATATTTGCACCAACACCAATAATTTGCATTGAATAGCCAAAATTAGTAGGAGCATCTGTGGATTGTATATGCTGATTAGAATTTCCACTTACTTCAGTCCATCTATCTGCTGTATAACCTCCGCTAGTTGTAACGCTTGTGCCTCTTTGCCATACTTGCATTGCACCATTAATCAGTCTATTCTTATTTACATAAGGTGACGCTGCAGCAGCTTGTAGACTACTATCTGGGAATGTGACTCCGTTTGTTCCTGATATGCTTACAGGCATTATACTGTTCCTTTTAATTCATTAATTGATATGCTTGGTTCTGGTCTACTAGCAATAATTCTGTTAGCTTCTTCTTGAGTTATTGGAGTTTTATTGCCAATTAAATGGTCTTGTGAGCCATCTAATTCGTAAGCATAAATTTCGTTATTTTCTGTTTTAAATAGTTTCATTATCTTAACTCATACCATGTAACTTTTGTCATTGTTCCACCATTTGTAATAGTCACATAAGTTGCTCCATTAGGAACAAGAAGACTAAATCCAGAGCCATTTCCAACTTCTGAACCAGCCGCATACACAGTTACTCCACCTATTACTAATCCTTGAACTGTACTACCTACAGTATTAGTATATGAAATAGCAACCATAATAGGTTTGCCTGTTGAATTAGTATATGTTGTTCCAATTGCTCTTGATGCGGTTACATCTGTCCATGTTTGATTTACACCAATACCTGCATTTAGTGAGTTTGCTGTTCCTGAAATATTAGTACCAACCAATGCTGACGGAGTTCCTAAATCACCTGATACTATTCCTACAGTCCCACTTGTAGTAGGCAATGTTAGCGTAGTTGTGCCTGATACTGCTGGAGATGATAATGTAACGCTACCAGATGTAGAACCGTTAAGTATAAGGTTAGCCATTATGCTAATTCCTCGTCTGTAGGTCTAGGTAGTGTGTGTTCCCATTTAGCTATGTAATCACCTTTACCATCTGAATCGTTTTGTAAGGTGATAACTGTTAAGAAATCATTGTCAGTTAAATCTGGGTATAGTTGTTTAATTTTATTGTATAACATTATGCACTCCTTACTAAACAAGCATCAAACCATGTTGAGCCACTTGGAGAAATAATTGCTGTTGTTGCAATAATATATCCATAACATTCAATATAGTCTGTTGTTCCATTCATATAAACAATAGAACTACATACACTAGAAAAAGAACCTCCTGCAGCTGTTGAAAGATTTCCTCCAAATCTATAAGCAGAACCATTTTTATATATATTTGCTAAAACTCTAGTTGCTGAAGTAGATGCTCCCGCATCAATAGAACAACTTACTTGATAATATCCAGCTACGGTTGGAGTAAATCTATATGTTGATGTATCGTAATTTGAATTTGTATCCCATGCTTCTGTATTAAAATTTACTTTAGTAAACGTAGACGTTGTAATTGTTTGTGTTGTAGACATTGATGCAGAAAATGTTGGTGCTGCGGTAGCACCTACAGTAAAACCTTTAGCAAAAGCTACATTCTGTGATGTATCTATAGTAAGAGCTGTAGTTCCGTTATTAGTTTGTAATACTAATGAGCCACTATTATCAGGCTGTATCACTACACCATTGGTTGTAGTTGCATTTATAATTGTACTCATAATATTACCCATCTTGATGTACTTGGAACGGTAACTGTTACGCCACCAGAGAGAGTAATGTCCCCTGCTTCTACAGAGTTATATCCTGTAGGGAATGTGTAAGATGTACCTATAGTTCCGTTATTAACATTAAGTCCGTTAGATGCAGCAAACTGTGGAGCATAAGCATCACCATTAGCATCTTGGTAAACAGCTTCTTCAGCAGGATAAGTTACAAATACATTTTTTGTGCCTGCACTAAAGTTTACTGCTGTGCCACCATTGCTAGACTCTAATATAGTATCACGAGATAAAGTAGTGCCTGAAGATGTATATGTACCTAGACCTACTTCCCACTCTGAACCCAATACAATAGCGTAGTAAGTAGTATTACCATCACCTATTGCAGAGAATGATTGAAAGCCAGATACTGCACCAGCAAGCGTAAACGTGCCTGTGCCTGTGGTGGTACTTGTTTCCTGTACCCTATCCTTTACGACTAAAGGCATGAGTTATCCTTAAGCTAATGTAACTGAAAGGTTGCCTGTTGATATCTTAAAGATATCACCAGAGTCAATTGTTTTAGATGTATCCAAAGCGGTGTGATAAAGTAAATTACCTGATGTAGCAGCATCATTAATGCCAATCCAACCTACTACACCCCATGAAGCTGTTGCTGTTGGGAATGTAACATCTGCATCATTTAATACGTTACCAGATGTACCAGATGCTGTTGCAAATGATACTGCTGTTCTAGCATAGCCTGTACCAGATGTGCTAACTTCTGTACCACTACCTGCGTCTGTAGGGTCTGAAGTCCATAGTGATACGTATACTGTTGCCGGTGCTGTGTATGTTGTTGCGTTTAGAGTAGCATTTAAAAGCGCATTCTCTAAAAAGTTACTCATTTCTGCCATGATTTTTCCTTTATCTTGGTGTTACGTTTAATGTTGTATATGCGTATGTTTGACCTAAATCGCTTGTTTTAATATTAGCAATTGCTCTATCATATAATGCTGACCATGTTTGAACTCTAGGGTCATTCATTAAATAAGGCTCTGCTTCTGCTAGAGTTGCGTAAAGTAAAGCGTCTGGGTAGTATGCTAAATACAAGTTACTAGAAGTTGTGCTAGAGATAAATGTAGGTTGAGCATAATATAAAATTTGAATAGTGTAATCTGTATCTTGAGTAGGTGCAAATTGAAACTCTGTGCCTAACATTGTAAAGTAGTGTGCGCGACCTGATAATGATGTTTGACCATTACGGAAGAACAAGTCAGGTGATTGAAACTCTAACAAAATAGGTGGGTTACCTTGAAAGTGCATCTCTCTTAACTCTAAGAAGTCAGTAGGAAATGCTACCTTGCTATCTGTAGGAGCAGTTGTAGCTACTTTTAACATTCTTTCTGTTCTTAAATCACGAGTCATTCTAAATTGTGCCATCTGAATGAAGTCAGGTATCTGTGATGTTAAGTCTGTTCGTGCTAAGTAGTTTTCTACTGTAGTTACAAACGAGGTGTAGTTAGTAAACGCCATCTAATTGTCCTTTTAGTCTATCCCAGCACTTGTCCATCTCATCTTTATGCCATTCACTAGCAGCTAATGAGCTTAACCATGCTGTTCTGTCAAAATATGTTAAGTTTTCTATGTCTTTAATGTTATTGGATACAGGGTTTGCA